AAGCACCACCAGCAGATCCAGTTAACCAAGACTTCATACGACGATCTTCTGTTTGAGAAGCTCTGTATCGCACGTGTAAGAATGGTCTACGGATGTTAGTTCCTAAAATTTGATCGTAAACAGTAGAAGTTCCAGCTGGTACTAATACTCCTTCAATAGAAGAAATTCCAGTTGTTGCTCCACGAGTTGACGCGTCATTTAGATATTTCCAGTCTGTTTTATAGAAATCGTAAGATCCTCTACGGAAACCGCTAAACCCTAAGTTTAATGCCATTTCTTCAGAGTTTTCAAATAATCCATAAGCAGTACCTCCGTTTGCTCCTGCAGAAATACCAGCTAGCATGTCATCAATTTCTAATGAAGTTGTACGATCTAAGAAAAGCATGTTCTCTTCAATCGCTCCTTGAGTATCTAAATTTTTCAAGATATTATCAAAGTCAGTTAAGTTAGCTCCACTAAATGCAGTTTCAACGTTACCTCTAGCTTCTACAGCAGCAAATAAACCTTGCGTACCTTTAAATCCTCCAGCTAAAGCTCCAGATCCTGCAGCAGCAAGTTCTCCTTCAACTACACTCATTTCTAAGTAGTCTTCAAAACGTAAACGAGTTTCAGATTCTGCTTTTAAATACCATAAGTATCCAGAAGTTCCGTCTTCAGTTGCAACTTCAACCCAACCGATTTGAGCCATGTCAGATCCATTGATACTGTAATTGCTACGAATAATAATTGGTGAGTTGCTAAATTGAGTAAACGTAGGGTCAATACTAACATTAGTAGTTCCCGTGATTGCTCCAGCAGCTCCATCCCAGTTAGTTGTTTGAGATCCTTTGTTGAATTCAGAACCGTATACAAATATCTTAATTCCAGTCGCAGCAAGTGCAGCTGTATTAGCAGCAGTATAAGGGGCTACGATTAAAGCGCCAGTTCCTGGGTTTGAAGATGTAACTACAGCTTTCAACTCAACACCAGCGGCGTCCATAAGAACGATAGTTTGGCCGGGAGAAATAACGTTTACAATACCAGCAGCTACTGGAATTCCAATACCGTTTGCGTCATCATTGGTACATCCGTCGTAAGCAACGTGTAATCTATTTTGTTCTGACCAAATAACTTGATCCGACGTCATTGGCATTTCAGCTCCAACCATACGTAAGAATCCAGATAAAGTTCTGTTTCCGTAACGCTCTACTTCTTGTTCGTAGATTTCAGGTAGATATTGCTGAGCAAAGTCAGACGTGCTGTTATTGAACTGTAAGTAGTTCGATTGTAATAATTGTTGTGACTGCGATGGTACTATCGAGCCAAAATTAGGTGCTATTGCCATAATTTTTAATTTTAATTGTTAAATTTTCTTGTTTTAATTTTAAGTTTTGAAGAGTCTTGCCCGCTAATAGCTTTTACTTTAAATCCATTTACAAATACATTACCATCTTGTGTTTTTCTAGGTTCTGTAGTTATATTCTTGTCCTTAGCAATCTGTCCTTTTATGGCGTCTGTTTTTCCTTGCTCATAAAAGTGTTGTGCAATAGTATCTGCGTTTCGCGCTGCATACAAAGCTTTATGATAACCTTTTGTATCTACGACTTCTCCTTTGTCATTCAAGAACGTCTTGATGAACGTGGAAATGTCTTTTTGATTATCTGCAACCTTAACTGGATCTTTAATGCCATATCTAAACTTTTTCTCTCCAACTTTAAAATCAAAACCTTTGAAATCGTTGTTAAGAAGCTCGTCTGTTTGGCTAATAAATCTGTCTTGGTTAACTTTGGTAGCTGCCTGCTCTTCGTTGTATCGGTTAAAAAAGTCTGTAGCTTTTTGTTGCTCAGGATTAACCCCAGGTCTCAACTTGATCTCTGCGTAATATTTATCCTTAAGCGATTCCAAATAGCTTTTGGCTTTTGCAACTTCTTCTTTATATGCAAGTTTCTTCTTTCGAATATCTCTTGCTTCGTCTAAATCCTCATCAAAACTAAAAGAGTCTTCAATTACGAAGTCAATTTCTTCTGAATTTAAATGTGGTTTAGCTTGTTTGTAATATTCTTTTAATAATGCTTCTCCGTCAACGTCGCTATAATCAGCATTAAGCCTAGCGTAGTCGTCAATAGTTCCGCCAGTTTCTTTCATAAACTCAATAAGTTTATCTACATTTTCTGGGTAGTCTTGTGTTTGAGCTTGCGGTAATACTTCTTTTTGTTCCTGTGGGGTGTCGGGACCTTCAGTGCCTCCAACCATTGTGACCTCTTCAGGGTTATCGTTTTCATCTTCTACTAATTCTAAAGGTGATTCTATTTTTTCTTTGAGATCAATTTTAGTAACTTCACTGGAGTCGCTCCGTACTTCTTTTTCCATTTCTGGTAAATCTCTGGTTTGTTTATCATCAACCACTGTTTCTGTTTCTCCGACTTGAATGGCATCTTCTTCTGTTTTTTTACTTAAATCTATCTTAGTAACCTCAGGAACAACATTTCCTTGGCCTTTCATTTTTGAAGTTTTCTTTTTTAATTTAAATTCTCCTTCTGATTTTACTTCTTTTGTTTCTGACATAATATAATATAATAAAAATTAATAATTCCCTATCTCGGGGTAAACTGTTCTAAATCAAAACCGCCTAAGCCGTCATTAGTTGATTCAAAGTTTTTAGGTAGCAGATCGTTTTGTCTTTGATCTATAAGTTCACTCTGTTGAGTGCCTTGCATTTGTAGTCTTTTGTCTTTTCTGTCCTCTATTTGAGCTTCTTTTTGAGAATTAGCTTTAGCATGCATTTCTGCTAGTTTCATTTGATATGAAAACTCTTCAGCCATTAGACCTCTTTTTATTTCAGCCTCTTGCTCCATGCGTTGTATTTCAAACTGAGACTTAGCTTGCTCTATTTGAACAGTAGTTTGAGCTAAAGCTTGTTGTTTTTGAACTTCAGCCTCGGCAGCTTTTTCAGCAGATTCACTATTAGCTTGAGCTTGAGCCTGAATGTTTTCCATCTGTGCAGCTCTTTCAGCCTCTTGATTTTCAGTTTGTCTAAACTTCAAATATGTATTAGCTAGCTTTATGTTTTGTATATCTCTTATATCTATAGCATCTGAAAGTTTTATAGCTCCAGATTGCAATGCTATTTGTATGCTTTTTTCTAATTGGGCTTTATCTTCTTCGTCTGGTTCTAGATCTAAGAATATACCGAAGTCATGTAACGATAGAGTATCTATTTCCTTTAGAGTAGCTACATTAAAAGCATTTATACTATTAAGTAAAGATGCTTTTGTTAATGGAAACTGCAACACATCAGCTACCCTTAAACTTATATTTTCACATGTTCTAATCGTAATATACATTAAAGACTGTAATATATGTCTTGTAGCCGTATTAGAGTTTGCTGCTGCTAGTTTTTGTAGACCTACTAAAGCGTTTTTATCTGGAGAACTTCCATCTCTAGCTTCGTTTAATCCTGTTACATCTCTAATCATTTGCAAGTAGTATTGATACGTTTGTATCATTGCTTGTATTTTAGATATACCAGAAGAACTTTGAAGCTCTTGAATTGGCACTTTACCACGATTAATCTCGCCATCTTGAGTTAATGATCTACCTACTATTGTTCCGGTCTGGAAGTACATATTTAATGCTTCTGCTGGATTATAGTTCGTTCCATTGCCTAAGTCAACTTCAGCTAACCCGTCTACGTCTAAGTAAACTCCATCAGGAACCATACGAGCTAATACTTGCTGTAGCTTTAAATGAGTCAATTGAATCATATCAGCGAAACCTATTGTTCTACTAACTATAGATTCTATACGCCCTTGATACATTCTAGGAGCTGATATACAGTAATTCATATTAACCTTAGTAGTATCAGCGTAAGGTCTTGTCATGTTCTCAGCTAACTTCCACTCTAACATAGTATCTCCCATACCTAAAACTTTCGCTCCAGTATATAATACTTCAATAGATCTAGACACTCTTTCAAAGTTATCACTTGGAGGAGGATTAAATGTGTCTTGCTTTTCTAATGTTTTTTCTAAACCTTGTTCAGTTTGTTTTATTTTAAACACTTGATCGTGATACGTTTTGTATTCAAAAAATAAAACCTGATGTTTCTCTGTATCACTATTTACCTGCCAATCGCTTTGAGCGTAATTCTGTCTACCTGGATACTTCTGTATAGTTTCTAACTCTTCGTTAGTTAGATTAGGAAATAATCTTTTTATTTCAGGCAAAGTTAAAGCTTTAATTTCTCCAACATAATAAATGTCTTCAAAATTAGGATCATCTGTAGCTGAATAAACTAAGTTAGCTGGATCCACGTAGTGAGTTGTTATACCTTCAGAAAGATTAAAGCTAGTTTTACTAGCTGCAATTCCTAAAACGGTAAGGTCATAAGCTAGTCTTTTTTTAATTTCATCAAATTTATTATACTTAAGCACGTTGCTAACAACCTCTTCTTCAGCTATTTCTACACTTAATTTGTAGTTAAGCTGTAGCATTAAGTCTAATTCGTTTTTGTCTCTAGGTATGTTTTCTGGATCAGTAGAAGCATAGAAGTTTTGACCAGTAGCTTGAGATAATCTATCTATAGCTTCTTTGTTTTCTATGTCTCTTAAAGCGTTAGCAGCAAAATCAGTACGTTGCTTTAAAGCAAATGGGTCTGAAGCAAAAGCTTTCATTTCATAACCCTTTTCAGTCATACCATTAACTACTATATCTACAAACTTAGAAAGAACAGGTATTGGCTTCCAGTCTAAATTCAAATAAGACAAATCACCGTTATTAGATAATTCATCTTTATACTTCTGTACAGGTTGTTCACCTCTAGCGTATAATCTTAGTCTATTGAAGTTCTGGAAATTATAGGAAAACCTATCCTGACCACTGTTATTTCTAAACCATTCTTGTTCAATAGCGTTTCCAACAGCTAAACCATATTCAAATGATTTCTTTTCTTCTTCAGGTACCACCTGATCTGGAAAGATGCTATTATTAGTATTGTAGACCATTTATTATATTATTTTTGAATTTTGACCTGAATTGTTATATTTTCTAAAACCTAAAGATACTTTAGATATTACTCTTTGCGCGACAGGCGTGTATCTATGTTTATTACAAGCCATCATAGCTAAACCAGAGCTTATAGATGCATCGTGCTTAGTCCTATTGTTTATATTAAATTTCGCCCAATCTTCTAAAGTTCTTTGAAAGTACATGCTGCCATAACCTTCGTTTAGTAAACCAATGTGGTTTTCTATATAATCCTCTATAGCTGCTGCGTGAGCTTGCTTTATGTCTTCACTTGAGTTAGGTATTCCACCTATCTCTCTTTCTGTTACAGATAATTTATGCATAACCCTATCAGGTCTATTCATAGAGTAACCTCTGTAACCTCTTCTTTTCATATAATATAAGAGTCTTGGCTTGTTGTTCTCTGCTAGTATAGGCATACCATAAAAAACCAAAGCCATTAAAACATCTTCAAAAAATATATCAGCTGTCTGTGGTCTAGCTATATATTCTAA